CTTCTTCTATTTTTAATACCTGGTAAAACTTATAATTTGGTATTCCGTCTGTTATAGTTAAATCTAACCAATACTCTCCTAAATGAAGATGAGGTCTATACTTACATATAACATTTTTAAAGCACATTAAAACTTTATCCACTTGTGTAGGCTCTGCTTGTTCAGTATTTTGATTATAAATATTCTGAGTAATAGTGTGAGTTTCAATAGGATGCTTTTTACTTAAGAGTTCCGCTTGTTTGCGTATACTCATTGGCGGGGTTACTTCTGGCATATTATTGTGCCATTCAAGTAATAATTGTTCCCAATCGTTCATATTAACCTCCTTGGTTAGAGAAGGGGGGATACTTATATAATATCGACAGGTCCTGATATATATATAACTGTTTTGTACCCCCCGTTCTGTTGATTTAATTAAAAGCCGACTTACTTACCTGATTTGTTCTTAGCTTTCATTATTATGATAGTATCACCTTCGATAAGGTTCATTGCTGCAGTAGCTCTTCTTTCTTCACCGTCTGCACCAGTCACTTCTGTAACTGCTTCACCTTGATCTATGTTGTAGTGTCTTAAAACATCTGCAAGTTTCGCAAATTCCATCTCTTCAAATACACCATTATTAGTATGTGATGATACTTCTACTTTTACTGTGTTAGCCATATATGACTCCTTTTTTGTTTTGTGTGTTAAGGCATATTAGGATATGCGTACTCGGCATTGATTTGCCCATTACGTGCACATAAATATCCCATATAACTGTTACTTTCTTCTGTTACTTTTACTTCTATTTCCAGATTAGGAAATTTCTTTGATAACGCTAATATCCACGGTTCTGGGGGAGACCAAGCTGTGTCAAAATCTATTGTTATCCAATCATCGTCGAAATCAATATCATTTGTCACTGCGTCCCATTTAGTTCCCCAATGAGTTATAGACCAATCATACCAGTCTTTACTACCGTGTGTTTTTATATTATCTATAGCACATCTAGCCTCTGTTAAGTCATTAACTTCTAGATTGTCCTTTAAATACTTCATTGCTATGTTTATTTTCTCTTTAGTAGGCTTAGTTTTAGGATATAATGAATTAGCTTCGCCGTTATGGGTCCACTTTAACTTTATAAAGTTCATTATTCCTCGTAGATCGCCGTCTTTTGCATTAAGATACGCTCGTGCGTTATCAATATTGCTTCCAGATGTAATATTTAGGCTATTGGGCATCGGAAGAACTCCTTTAAAGGTAAATTTCTCTCCTGTTAAGCTGCCATCGTCTTGAACCTCATTAACAATTGAGATATTTTTAAATTCTTCTAGCTCTTTGCTTGCTTCTTCGTCGTTTGCATGTATGGTCATATTATTGTAGCACCAGTTTGGCATTATCTTTCCTCCTTATTTTTAAAATCTCTGATTAATTCAACATTGTATTCTTTATTACATTCAGTACATCTCCATATCTCATAAGGCCATACTTCGCCTTCTTCTTTCCATACAAGATGATTCTCATTACAACAGGGCATATAGCCTCCTTTCTTTAAAATTATAGAGAGCCTCACATATTCCTTTGACTTATTACAAAGACTCTTACAATACATACCTTTCGGTATCCTTATCGCCAGCGTAGGCTTTACATTGTAATCAGTACTTATAGGACCAGTTGTTGGCTCTCTAATTATAATTGTTGGTATACTTTAGGTGTTGGCTGCAGTCCAGTTATCCACGCTCTGTTACGTATACCAGGCAGATTTGTACTAAAATATCCATTTAACGATATAATACCAGATCACTGCTCCCATTAAGAACAAAGATAGATATATAACACTATTTGGTAAATTCATTAAAAAGTTCATCGTTTTCTCCTCTATTGTGATATTTATATATGATAGTAGTAATAAGGAGGCTTGACCCTCGTTAGCCAGTAAATGCGGTCGTAATTGTCTTTATATTACTTTTAGTCTAGACTACCACTTTGACTCGCCTGTCAATATCCTCCTTATTAAAAGTATACCCCGCTGTTTAGCTCTGTTTATTATGCAAAATAAAACATTGCTAGGAAGCATGGAAGCGTAAACGATACGGGGTAATTATTTGGGGACACCTAAATCACCTAAAGATGTCCCCTAGCAAACGGGAGGTTACTCCGTTGTTCGGTCGGCAAACCTCGTATGGTTGCCTTATATGGTGATTTTGCTTAAACCTTGATAACTGTTTTCTTTTTTCTAAGTAGTTTATTTTCTAATAATTTAAATTCGTGATATATGTGGTCTCTTGGCTCATTTAGTTCTTCATAGTCTCTTTGCTCGTCTTGTATGTACATTTTTATTATTTTGTCTAAGGCGTTTATTTCTTTTTCTGTAAACCGCATTATAAATCCTCCTTAGTTGTGTACGTATACTCTACAATGTTCGGGGTTGTTACCAGGGCAACATTTCTTACCTTAATGATTGTAGAATATAGCATACAGTTGTCTTTTACTCATTTTCGAGTGTTTCGTTTTCCTCTCAGGCCAAAGATTGTTCGCCCATCGGACGAGTTCGTATTTGAATCTGTAAGGACAATATTTACTTCCTTGCCTCCACACGGGCATTCTCCTTTCATATAAGCTTCATATGCATCTGTTTCTCTTTCATATTCAGAGATTCTCCACATTTCATACTCATATTTTGCAATTTCTTGTAGATCGTGCTGTGACTCTTGCCACAGCTCTGACATTTTTCCCATAGTCCTCCTTGGTTAATTATTAAGTAAAGCTCCATCGTCGCTAATTAGTTTACCCGACAAGTGATCCATTTCGTGTGCTACTACAGTTGCATAGTAGTCTTTAAATGTTATTTCTTCTTGATTGTCGGATTCAATGGTGATTTCTAATGGTCTATTTATTACATATTTAGTCTTGCCATTTTTAATAGACATACAGCCTTCTATAGATGACTGTTTACCATTGTAGTATGTAATCCTTGGGTTTTCAAAGACTACTATTTTATTGTCGTACCACATACCAAAGACTCTATTGTTCATAAATAGTTGATTGGCAGCTATACCTATAGCCTTATTTTTATTAACGATTAAATAAGTCTTAATCTTTGATATACAGTGACTGTTATCAGTTGAGGCTATAGAATTATTGCTTAAAACATCTTTATTGGTTTGCACTTTAAACATATTGCCTCCTAATAGCCTTCGCTACATAGTTGATTATGAATTATGTTGAGTACGTCAACTGTCTTAGGGTGTAAATCATTCTTTACTTTTAGCATAGCTCTTACCATATAAACGACGTTATACTTTTCACAGTGCTGTTTAGGCTGATCGTCTTTAAATACAGTTGAGCATATATTTAATGCGTTATATAGTTGTTGTGCACATACTTTATCTTGAAAGCCTGTGTCTATCTTTATTCTTACGTTATGTTTTATTTCGTGTTCTGTTAACATTGTAACCTCCGTTGTTTATAAAATTCTTAAGCCTTTTAGTGACTTGCTTAGGTCCTAGCATTACACTAGGGATTCATATGAACCTCCTTTAGTTGTAATTAAATACGGTTTTACGATGCTTTAGATAACTCTCTAGTATTATCAGTACTATTATCGTATTGTCTTTATCTCTTATGAGTGCATCAACATTTCTATTGTCAGCAGTCTGTCTGTTGTATTTAATTAGTTAATAAAATCTTTGGGACTTGACAGTATCATTCAACTGTCTTAATCACTATACGATTGGTTACGCCTGTGAATGTCCCTAATAGTCCCATCAGAAGAGCCACTATTGCGGCCAAGCTTAGGCAACTATCATTGTATTTTGTGCTCAAGGTAAGTATATGGTCTAGGAAGAACTATTCCTCTAACATATCCCAAGTTCATCCCTGAGCGTGGATCATAAATTCTTGGTAGATAGTTATAGTCTTTACTACCATTGACTTGTGAGATTTAGTATCTCGAGGGTGTTATGAAGAGTCTTCTTGCCCAAGTATACCTTTTGCGTAAGGCTAATACTATTTTGTTAACGACGTAATGCATTATTGCTAATACGGGTAACGTGATTAACATTGATATGGCTAAGTAGATCATTAGGGTATGCCAATGAGGTGGTAATATCAGATACCAGAACCCAATGGTAGAGAAGATTGTAAATGCTTTAAATAGTCTAATCACTTAACGCTCCTTTCGCTTTCCTCATTGCTTCAGAGTGTGCTTGTGAATATGTTCGTATTGTTACAGATTGGTCGATACGTATGACTTGTCCAAAGGCTTCAAATACCCAATATAAAGCACTTTTATTATTGTTTGATACTATCGAGTCATTTCTCATAAATACTCCTTTATATGCTATGTTTATGTGTACTAAAGAACTATAGAGTCCCCCTATTCATCCATAGATTAAAAGAGAAAGGTGTTAACCTCTCTCTTTCGCTCTTACAGTAGGAAGGCTACTGAAACGGGATTACTAGTTAGAACCTATAGTAAGTCCAAGTTTTGCACGTGGCTCTCTATATTTGTATTGGACGTGTAACTGATAACATATCTCTCCCGTTTCTTCATCGGTATACTCGGATACAGCTGGTTCGAAGACACCAGTAAGCATAGCTGAGAACGCTACGTTAGGTTTGAGGTGAAAGGTGTCTGTTATGCCGAGACGAGTATGCTCTTTTTGCATAGCATCAACTAAAGACTTAATATCTTTAGGCGAAAGAACTCGTATATCTGAAAGGTCAGAAGGTTTCGAATTGCTATCTAAATGGTATGAAACCTTTACGATGTTATCGAACCAAGATCGTGGAGAGAACGAAGGGTGTATCTTATAGGTTTTACCAGTAGTAAGATTCTTTCGCTCTACCTTGTCTTTAGATGAGTCTAACTTTTCAACCATATATGCTGTGTTAATTACGAATTTCATATTTATTACTCCTTTATTATTTGTTTACGTGTCATTATTGTTATTAAATATGATGGATTGAAAAGTTTATAGTTTCAACCACACCACAGTGTGAGGGGGCACCGACGTGAGTCGGAACTAACACACACCGTAAAATGAACGAGAAGGCGTAGCCATCCCGTGAAATTCAACGGGGTGGGGGTAGTGTATATCACGTACTCAGATTCTAGAGCAATTTTTCACGAATGCACTTTTCAACGGTTTATAACGTCGTATAAGGTAGGGATCCAGCACATATAGGTTAAGGTACCATCAAAATATTTTTTAGCCTAAATGTAGCAATATATTAATTTAGTTAATTTTCATTGGAACTTACTTTAAGATGTGCGTATATTATATATATATATTACGGCGTTCCTTATAGTCGTTACATATGACTACTTAATAGTAGTAACAATTAAATATACTTCAAGAGTATTACGGATAATAAACGACGATAGGATACCGATGGCAAAGTACAAAGCACTCAAATCAGACTCAATAGGCACTAAATACAAAGGCAAGAAGCCAGTAAACAATATCCGTACCTATCCTAAGAAACGTAAGAAATAATGCTGCCTACTCAGTCAGAAATAACACATCAAAAGCTAAACATAATGATAGGTCTATGGATATTAGACAAAGTTATAATGGCGATACTAATCTGGGGGATATAATGCCAAGGTTTGGAAGTAGAAGTAAGAAAAACTTAGCTACCTGTGATGAAAGAATCCAAAAGGTGCTTAACGAAGTAATTAAACATGTTGACTGTAGTGTCATAGAAGGGCATAGAAGTGCGATTAGACAAGACAAATTATTCCTGGAAGGGAAAACTAAAGTTAAATATCCCAATGGCCGTCATAACTCTAATCCAAGTAGGGCTGTTGATGTGGTGCCTTATCCTATCGACTGGGACGATAGAGAACGATTTCATCTTTTTGCTGGTTTTGTTATTGGGATTGCTAAGTCTATGGAGATAAACCTTAGATGGGGTGGAGACTGGGACCAGGATTGGTATGTACACGATAACAGATTCGATGATTTCCCGCATTTTGAACTAAAAGAGAAGTGATTGAGCTGTTTGCCTATGCAATGCTCACATTAGTAGCTCTCTTAGGAGCTATTTTTGTATATTTTTTTTATTTTTGGCAAATAGACATGAAAGACTTTGATAAATACGACAACGAGGAGTGGTAATGGTAAAAGGATTTGTAGTTAAAATGATATTCAATCAGATTATGGACAAAATAGAGAAGACTTCCGATAAAAAGATTGCGAGTGATCATGAAAGAAGGATTATTACACTAGAAAAGAAGTATAAAGCCTGTAAATGTACGAAATAAGTATTAAACATAAAGATAAAGGCAAGGTTACCTATAGTGTATATACTAAAACTGAAGCCGATAAGGCTGATTTAGCCTATAAGTACTGGAAAGAGGCTGAGAAAGGCGAATATGCGCTCACTGATGATAACTATGTTGGAAAGGTCATCCAGAAAAAGAAATATGACTCAAGTAACGGTGTTAGCTCTTATTATGTTAGGATGCCTTTTGGTTATGCCTTTCATAGTCCTAAGTATCCTAATCAGTCGCTTAATGCGGATGGTAGGCTCTCTAATGCGACATTATCGGGAAAACCACAACTAGAAGTCAGGAAAGGTTCTAAAGAATGGAAGAACCTGGCTATGGTATACTCTGTATGCTTTGATATGGATCTAGCAATAGAACAAGTATATGATAGCCCATCAGCAAATAAAATAAGAACCGCTAAAAGATGGATGCGGACACAGGAGTTTAAATCAATGGTAAAAGATGAATTAAAAGAAGTCTTAGCCGAAAAGGGACACAATAGGGCGAAAACAATTGACCTGTTAGATGAAGCCCTTTCAATGGCTCGAAATAAGGGAGATATAACAAATTTCCTTAGAGTTGCGGAAAATATCCAGGATATGTTAGGTATGAAGGATAAAACTGTAACTAAAACCACTACACAACTAGAGGCAACACAAACACGTAAGCTTTTAGATGAAATAAGTGAAGAGGAAACTCAATTACAGGGGACTCAAACAAAGATAGAGGCTAAAACATCGACAGATGAATAAGACTCAAAGAATGTCTATAGAGACACCTATTGGTAAACTAGAGAGTGATAGCGGTAATCACTACTTAGATATTATCAGTATATGCCTAGTAATAGGCTTTTTCTTTTTAATAAAGAAGTATGTTAAATGAGCGATTATGAAGCCCTCTATCAAAAGAAGCAGGCTCTTAAAAAGCTATTTCACAATATGGCATTATTTGGCCGTACTTGCTTCCCTACTGCTCTTAGAAAAGCTACTCCACCATTTCATCATGAGATATATCGGAATTTAAGAGACAGAAGTAAAAAAAGAGTATTAATAGCGGCTCCCAGGGGAACTGCTAAATCTACAGTAACATCTCTTTTATTACCCTTACATAGAATAGCATTTAAACATGATGATGAAGAAGAGTTCATTGTTATTATATCCGAATCACAAGCTCAGTCAATAAACTTCCTATCTCGTATAAAGTACCATTTGACTCATAGTGATAGATTCAAAACATTATTTGGTGACATGGGTCCTGCTACAGCAAGTAGATGGACCGCAACAGATGTTGTTACTGCTAACGGAGTACGTATAGTAGCAGTAGGAACTGGACAAAGGGTTAGGGGATTCATTGAAGGTGATACCCGTCCTACTCTTATTATAGTAGACGATTTTGAGTCTGAGTTAAATGCTTTCACACAAGAAGCAAGGGCTAAAAATAGAAAATGGATGACAGAAGCGGTAGTACCATCATTATCAGATGAAGGTAGAATCGTAATGATAGGAACTGTTATATCTGAAGACTGTTTTCTGTATTGGGCTAAAGACTCTCCCGCATGGAACACATTATGGTTTAGTATAATAGAGGAAGATGGAACACCAATTTGGCCAGAAAGGTTTCCAGAGAAGCGTATATCACAAATTAAGGAGGAGTACGCATCAGTTGGAAATATAAATGGTTTTTATCAGGAGTATATGAATATAGCACAATCTCCAGATGAAGCTCCCTTTAAACCCGATTGGATTAAATTACACCAATATGATTATAAAAGGGTCGATGGACAACCTTGTTTAGTAAAAGAAACAGGAGATGGAGAAGAGATTATACCAGTTGAAGTATATGGCGGTGTAGATCCAGCTTCTTCACTATCATCAAGGGCTGACTTTTTTGTTCTTGTAACTATTGGAATAGATCATGAGGGTAATAAATACTTAATTGATATATATAGAAAGCGTGTATCCCCAGCGGAACAGCCTGATATTATAATAGATACATTTAAAAAGTATAGACATCGCAAGATGAAGATAGAAACCGTAGCATACCAGGAGGCTTTAAGAGCAGCGGTTAAAAAACGTATGCTAGAAGAGAACTTATACATACCAGGACTAGAAAAAGGTGTAAAACCTAGAACAAGAAAATCAGAACGACTATTATCTTTAGTACCTATGTTTGCAAAAGGGGAGTTTTTCTTTAGAAGTCAAGATACAGAAGCGCAAGCTGAGTTCTTATCTTACCCAAAAGGTAAACATGACGATATAATGGATGCAGTATGGACCTCGTTAGAAGGAGCTCGTCCAAGTAGGCTAAAGTCACTTAATGCTGAAGATAAACCTAATAAGTTAAAGAAAGTTCTTGATTGGATGACCCTATAGTCCTTATATTACATTACCTACATCTAGGTGCAAAACGGGGGTTATAACATTAATGGCAGGCAAAAAGCAGTCTGGCAAGAAGATAGCAGAAGAAACTAAGCGCTTATTCGATTTATATAAAAGAAAAAGAGAGACTTGGGAACTTCAAGCTAGAGAAGACCAGGAATACAGATTAGGAAGACAGTGGACTACCGAGCAAGAGAAGGTTATGAAGGCTCGTGGTCAAGCTCCTATTGTAGTAAATAGAATACACCCAGCAGTTGAAACAGCCAAGGCATTATTAACTGCGAATAGACCCTCATTTAAAGTATCCCCAAGAGAAGATAGTGACACTAAAGTTGCTAATGTATTAAATAATCTTCTTACTTATATGTATGATATATCAGATGGTAGAACATCTATCAGAAAAGCAATAGATGATTATTATGTTACTGGTTTAGGCTTTGTTATGGTATATCAAAATCCAATGGCTGATGACGGTAAAGGCGAAGTAATGTTTAAAGACATAGATCCTTTAGATGTATATGTAGACCCTAACTCAAGAGACCCTTTCTTTGGAGATGCAGAAAATATCATTATATCAAGAAATTTCACAAAAGCGCAGGCTAAAAGATTATACCCCCAGTATGAGAAA